CATAGCAAAAAGGATATGATGGCCGATGAAGCAGGTGAAAAAGACTATAATGCATGGATGATCAATAAAGGCTTTTCATACTTTCCTGACACAATTGAATATGCAAACAATATGAATATGCTCTATCATCTAGATAGTAGACTTCAATATGAATATCTGACTAACATTATTAGGTCTAGGAAACGGTTTTCCAAATGGACTAAGAAAAAGCAAGATAAGAATGTTGAACTTGTAATGACTTACTATAAGTGTAGTAATAAAAAGGCTGACGAGTATCTAAAGATCTTGTCTCCCAAACAAATTAAACAGATCAAGGAGTATCTTGAAACCGGAACTGAATAGTTTGTAGGCTTCACTTTTATAAATATTCGGTCATTTCATTACGATGATAGAACAAAATAAAGGTGGAATATGACTGATGATATTTTTAAAGGTAAAGGTATAGAGATTCGTCTTGGTGAAGAAGATGATTTTCTAAAAATTAAAGAAACACTAACTCGTATTGGTGTGGCTTCACGGAAGGACAAGACACTTTATCAGTCTTGTCATATCTTGCACAAGCAAGGACGATATGTAATTCTTCATTTTAAAGAACTGTTTGAGCTTGATGGAAAGGCTTCAAACTTTTCAGATGAGGATAAAGGTCGTCGGAATACAATTGCCAAACTTCTTGAAGATTGGGATCTAATTAAAATTGTAGAACCTGAAGCCGTAAAGAAACCTATTGCAACACTGAATCAGATTAAAATTCTTCCTCATAAAGAGAAGAATGATTGGTCATTGGTTGCAAAATATTCGATAGGTCGTAACAAAACTATCAAGTAAATTTAGCTCCAAGAGTTTTAAGTAAATAAACTGAAATTCCCGTAGATCTAGAAGCTTCTCTCATGCTGTAGTATGTAACACCTTGGTATATTACTTCTTTGGAGTTTGATTTGCCCAATTTAGAACTAATCTCCAAACGATTCTGATTAAATGTCGTTTTAAAATTTGATCTGCCCACATACCAATGTTTCGGAATTTCTGAAGTTTTGTCAATTCTTTTATTTGACTTCCCATCAGTTATCCATATTTTATTACTTATAGACTTTGATCTTTTATCATTAGCAACTGCAGTATGAGATGCTTCAATCATTAATTTTTTGCCTTTTTGTGATATATTTTGCTTCTTTCCTTTCTTAGAAAGACTTATATTTTTGCAATGTTCTTCTGTGAATTTTCTACCTTTAAGTGATTTTGAAACTTTCTGCCCTATCAATAATCTAGTTTCTTTGTTATTAACTATAGACTTGTTATCAGTTTCATTTAACCAATAATCTTTTCTTGTAACTTTTAATCTGCGTAAAACCTTATGTTCCCATTCTAAAGCAGATTTCTTATTAAGAAAAGTTTTTCGTATCTGGATAATGTCTGGCTCTCCGTATTCTATTCTAAATAATTTTACACGCTTAGAAGAAGTAAAGTATGTTACCCAGAAGTCTGATGGGTTACAACCTCGTGCATACCGAACTCCATAATACCAAAAATTTAATTTTGTCCAACCAATTAAGTATGTGTATGGAATATAAATAGACATATGCTGGAATCTCCCAAATTTCTAGAGTAGGTGGGTTTCTGCCGGGTCACCGCGACCTACAACATATTTATAAAAGAAAGAAATTATAGTGGCCAAATATTCAATAGGAAAGCGCAAGTGAAGTATAAATCTATCTTTATATCCGATGTTCATCTAGGAACAAAAGATTGTAAGGCAGATTTACTTAATAGTTTTTTAAAGAATAATGAATGTGAAAAACTTTACCTTGTCGGCGATATTATTGATGCATGGAAAATCCAGCAGAATAAGTTGAAGTGGAAAGATTCACACACTAAAGTTGTTCGCCGCATTCTAGGCTTTGCTAAACAAGGCACTGATGTAATCTATGTAGCTGGTAATCACGATGAATTCCTTCGTCCTATGATTCCATATGGTGTAAGCTTTGGTCGTATTAAGATCTGTAATCAGATCACACATGTCGGTCTAGACGGCAATAAATATCTGGTCATTCATGGTGATCTTTTTGATGGGATTACACGCCTAGCTCCATGGATTGGTTTCCTTGGTGATAAAGCTTATGATTTTATTCTGGATATCAATAGCAGATTTAATTGGATCAGACACAGACTGGGCTTTGGTTATTGGTCACTAAGTAAATTTCTGAAACATAGAGTTAAAAAGGCAGTTGACTTTATATTCAAGTTTGAGTATACTATATCTACATATGCCAAGAAACGCAACTTTCAGGGTGTAATCTGTGGTCATATACATACTGCAGAAATTAAAACAATAAATGATATTGCATATATGAATACCGGCGACTGGGTCGAATCATGTACTGCATTGGTTGAACATTATGATGGAACATGGGAGATACTTTCGTACTCTTCCTTAACTTGAGGACTACATTATGACTTGTTTTTATAACTAAAATCGAATCCTATATCTAAGAATTTTTTACCAATTATATTTTCACTATAATTATTTTTAAGATATTCTGATGCATAGTATGCATTTTTGGTTATAATATGTTGAGAATTTTTACAGTATCTTGCTAGAGTTCTTCCATTAATGTATTGCTTAAATCCATCTCTTTTATTTGTAATTCCAAATGGAGTGATGTAGTTACCAAGAAAATTGACATTATTTTCAGTTTTAAAACTTGGTCTTGATCCTCTCATTTTTGATCGACTTGCTTCTGTATGTTTCTTACCATAAAAGAAATTTTTATTTCCCTTCTTGGTGAAAGAATGATATTCAGAATAAAAAGATCTTATTAGATCGTATTGTCTCGAATTTAAAGATCTTTGTTGATTATTTGATATTCTATTGAAATTACATAATGCTAATAACATCTTATGATAGTTTTCACCGAATGTAAACTTAACTAATAATCTGTGACAGATATAGTGTTCTTTCGCTGTAAGAAGTACTTTATTCCACTTATCATTTTGATGTTCAGGAAACATCGCTCGAGGTAAAATATGATGAGATTCATAATAGATAAAATCTTCTGAGGAAGGTTTTCTTTTTATTCTATTTTGAGATTTAGCCTTTTCAATTATCAACTTATAATATTTTAAGTATTTGTTAGAAATGAATTTATCTGTCGAATATATATTTTTGCTGGGCATATTAATTCCTCTATTTACCTAGAATCCATGGGTAGTGACATACCGCGATGGATACATTATTTATATTTTGGAGAATTATATTATGAGTAAAAATTTAAAAATGGGAATCATCTCGCACGGATTCGTAGGCAAGGCTGTTGACTACGGTTTTAATCATCCAAACATCACTAAATTTATTGTAGATCCAAACTACAATTATCCAATCGAAAATGTACCAGAAAGTCTTGATATTGCATTTGTCTGTGCTCCTACTCCTATGGGTAAAGACGGTGTGATTGACGGATCAATCGTAGAATCAGCAGTTAAGTATCTCGTAGAGAATACCAAGAATTGTCTGATCGTAGTTAAGTCTACAGTCACTCCTGACATCATTGCAAGTTTTGGCGACTCGATTGTTTATAATCCTGAGTTTCTAACCGAGAGTCGTGCCAATGAGGATTTCGTCAATCCTATCATGCACGTCTTTGGTGGCACGTTTGATAAGACAAAAGCAGTTGAGCGTATCTATGAGCAGTATAGTGCCTGTAAGCCGTGCCCAGTCTATCACATGTCAACTATTGATGCTAGTTTCGTCAAGTATGGCATCAACTCGTTCCTTGCAACAAAGGTCGTTTGGTTCAATCAGTTCTATGATCTAATTGCTAAGGAAGGTGGTAACTTTAACAAGATTGTAAGTGCCGTCGGAACCGACAAGCGTGTCGGTCCTTCACACACTAACGTTCCAGGTTGGGACGGGCGCCGTGGTGCAGCAGGTGCTTGTTTTGCTAAGGATATTCCGGCATTTATCCACTTCTCTGAAAAAGAGTTTTCGATCCTCCGCGAAGCCTGGAATGTGAACTGCGACTATCGCACCTCGTACGATGATGCACTTCCACGAGAGATTGCACAGCACATCAAATTTGATAAGATATGAGTTGACATTTTTCTCATTCCGTGGTAGTCTAAACTATAAGGAATGGAGATCGTTATGGATATCGCCACGATTAAAGCCAATTGGACTATGTGGAATTGCGCAGGGTGGCATGCAGTCAACAAGAACACAGGTAAGAGACTCAAGGCAGGAACTTATTCGGCTCTTCTTCAACTCATTGAATATTCACGAATTATCGAAACTCGTGATTCGGTTTCAGCATAATGTCTTTCAATCTCGGCGATAAAATCTCATTCTATTGTGGTGGGCGCGGATGAGGTGATCATATTGTAGCATTTTGTAATATAATCAAGCTCAATAGAAAGACTATTTTACTTGAAGAAGTCTCACCATCATATTCACCTGGACAAAAATGGCAATGCAATCGAGAATGGTTATTGGATAATCTTACATCACGAGGTATGACAATTAAAGGTTTTAATATTAATTTTTAAGGATTTAATTATGACTATTGTGGGTATTAGTTTTTCGACTCTTGTTTCAATTTTCTTTTGGGGTTGGGTCTTCGGTATTCTTACCGTCTTTGCTGTCTCTGCTCTGTTGTCCAAGCTTTGGTGTACCAAAAAGAAAAACAAAGATTGACATTTTTACTTTTCTGGTATATATAGAATAGATGAAATTGTTTATGGAGGATAAGATGGATATTGAACTTTATGACTTTCCTACTATGAAGGATGGTCGGATTGCTGTGGAAGAAGCATATTGCCACCTTGTCAATGCATATCGAAATGGTGAACCTCTCAAGCCTGAAATGCTTGACTGGATGGATTATGCAAATTCGCAGCTCATGACTACTGAGACGAAGCTATGAAGCCTCTTGATGAAGATTTCAATCCTTCCACTCCGAAGCAGGTTAGAGGTGGTGTTTATTCACCCGCTGATGTCCCTTTGATTAAGGATGCTTTATCCTTTTATGTAAAGCATAATGGAAATATCACTGAAACTGAAGTCAATCAGGTCGCAAATCTCTTGCATAGGCTTAATAACCGAATTTAACACTTAATGCGCCTATGGTGAAACCGGACATCACAGTAGTCTTCTAAACTTCTATTCCAGGTTCGAGTCCTGGTAGGAGCGCCCATTTTGAA